CTGAGGTCGTTGCCCTTGGTGATACCTTTGATCGTAGGAAGGGTATCAACTTCAATTCGTTGGATGCTGCAAAGGAGATGTGGTTTACACCTCTCGCTGAGCGTGGTGTCCACCTCACCATGCTAGTAGGTAATCATGATATCTACTATAAAAATACTTTACGCATCAATGCCCCCGATCTCCTTCTCGGAGAATACAGCAATATTGATGTCGTGGATCAACCTGGGCAGCGTAGAATTGGTGACGTTGATATACTTCTTCTGCCTTGGATTTGTGATGACAATCGAGAGCGATCTAGAGTGGAAACGGAGCGCAGTAGTGCTCCTATCTGCATGGGCCATCTTGAGCTTAATGGTTTTGAAGCTCTTCCTGGACATCGTATGGAGCACGGTGACGATCCCAGTGTATACTCAAAATTTGATCTGGTCTGCTCTGGACATTTTCACATGAAGTCTCGTAAGGGACACATCAACTATCTGGGCAATCCTTATCAACTGTATTGGAATGACTTCGGTCAGTCTCGTGGATTTCATATTCTAAATACTGATACGAAGAAGTTGACATTCTATCGTAATCCATATGATATCTTCCAAAAGATCTACTATCACGATGACTGCTTAGATGAAGTCAAAGAGATGGATCTGAAGGGGTCTTATGTGAAACTTGTTGTTGAAGATAAAACTGATCAAGTCAAATTTGACCAGACCATTCGTTATCTCCAGCACTGTGAAGCAGCAGATCTTAAGATTATTGAAGATACAACATATGAATTGGGTGAAGATGTTGACGACGTAGAAGTTGAAGATACTTTGACGATTCTTGAAAGGTGTGTTGCTGACATGCCAAACAAAGATTCTATCTTCAGTATCTTGAAGTCACTCTATGTTGAGTCGCTGGAGGTCTAATGGGCAAGGAATCTGAAAAAATGTATGTCCTCGTAGAGGAAGACAGTGGTGGTGTCTATGCCGTGTGGGACAATGCCTCACAAGAAAGGATCGTCCAGATGTTCCTTGCCAAAGATGATGCTATAAGGTATCATGGTTTACTGGAAGCCAGCAACTTCCCTAGAGTATTGGAGATTGCAGAAGTTGATAAAGATGATGTCTTAGAAAACTGCAGGATCCATGGTTACAGATACACCTTGATATCTGAAAATGACATTGTAGTGCCACCGTCCTCCGTAACATGATCGTATTTGAAAAAGTTAGATGGAAAAATTTTCTGTCTACTGGCAATGGTTTTACTGAAGTCAATCTAAACACACATAGGTCCACCCTTATTATTGGATCAAACGGCGCAGGCAAGTCCACAATGATGGACGCTCTGTGCTTTGCTTTGTTTAACAAACCTTTTCGCAAGATCAACAAACCACAACTGGTTAACAGCATCAACGAAAGGGAATGTGTGGTTGAAGTTGAGTTTTCTATCGGATCTACACAATACAAAGTAGTTAGGGGAATTAAACCTAATGTATTTGAAATCCACAGAAACGGAAACCTCATCGATCAAGATGCGGCAAACCGAGACTACCAGAAATATCTTGAGCAGAGCATACTTAAATTTAACTTCAAGTCTTTCACTCAGGTTGTTATTCTTGGTAGTAGCACTTTTGTCCCTTTCATGCAGCTTCCTGCTGCTCATAGACGAGAAGTTATCGAAGATCTACTGGATATTCAAGTCTTTTCACGAATGAATATGCTGTTGAAAGACAGAGTTAAAGAGATCAAGAGTGAAATTACTGAGTGTGAGCATTCTGTTGCCCTTGCACAGAATCGATATGACATGCAAAGCAAAAATGTGCATCGTTTAAGTGACTTACACAGTAAAAATGAAGAGGATATTCTGTCTCGAAAGAGTCAGTGGGTGGATACCATCACTAAAACTGAAAAGGATATCGAAAAAACTCAACTACAGATCGAATCTGTCTCAGATTTGTTGGCAAAATCTGCTTCAAACAAGGATTCCTATCACAGAATGCGTGATCTGGTGTCCTCAGTCAAGCAGAAGATCCAAGATAATCTATCAACAATCCAATTCTTCACTGACAATGACACTTGTCCGACCTGCACACAAGAGATTGGAGCAGAATGGAAAGATTCTCACATCAAAATCCTTAAAGATAAGGATGATAACTTCTATAAGAAGTTAGATGAGATGAAACCAGCACTCACTAAGATTGAGGAGAGGGTAAATGTTGACATTGAGAATGCAAAACGATACGAATCTCTGAAAACTGAGTTAAAAAACCTCAAGACTTACAAAGCATCTGCTGAAGCACGTCTAAAAGACATTCGACCAACTCAGGATGACTCTTCTCTGAAGTGTGAGCAGAAAACTCTTGCTCAATATAAGGAAGATTTGGACTCTAAACTGGAAGAGTGTGCAAAGGTCAATGCAAACCATGCAAACTATTCAATCGTATCTAAACTTTTGAAGGATGGTGGCATCAAAACCAGGATCATTCAAAAGTTTATCCCCATCATCAACCAAAGGATCAACAAATACCTGCAGGAGATGGATTTCTTCGTCAACTTCACCCTTGATGAGGAGTTTAATGAGGTGATTAAGAGTCGCTATCGTGACGAGTTTTCTTATGCCTCCTTCTCTGAGGGAGAAAAGCAAAAGATTGACCTGGCATTGCTGTTTACTTGGCGTGATGTTGCTCGGTTGAAGAATTCAACCTCCACAAACCTTCTAATTCTTGATGAGGTATTCGATTCTAGTCTTGATAGCACTGCTACTGAAGAGTTGCTGAAGATTCTGAAGGGTCTTGGGACCAATACTAATCTTTACATCATTTCCCACAAGGGGGAGTTGCTTTTAGACAAGTTTGAGACTACAATACAATTCGTTAAAGAAAACGATTTCTCTTCTCTGCGTGTGGATGAATAAAACATGAAGCATATTTTGTTTACCCTTAAGGGTTGCAACGCTAGTCTTCTCAACGATGAAAATTTTGTGAGAGATACGGTATATCAGGCATCGATCAAGTGTAAGTCCACGTTGTTGGCACTTAACTCTCACAAGTTTGATCCCCAGGGAGTTACTTGTATCGCTATGCTTGCTGAGTCTCATATCAGCATCCACACTTGGCCAGAGAAAGGGATGGCAGTATGTGATGTATTCACCTGTGGTGACCACACCAAACCCAAAAAGGCAGTTGAATACATGAAACTAATGTTTGATGCTCAGGGGATTGTCAGTAAACAATTTGTCAGACCATTGGAATGAAGAATAAATATGAAGTGACATATCACCTCCCCACAACTGGGACAAAACGTCACAAGACCCAGGTAGAAGCGGTCCATCAATTAGAAGCAAAGAAACTGTTTGAGGCGTCGATGCCCTCAGCAAAGTTTCTCACTGCTCGCCAGTTGCCAAACTGGCACTCTTGACCTCCCTCCTCCTGGTGGGGGGTCTTATACTATGTGGGTAACCGAGACAGAGACAGATGACCCTTCACACCATCAAAGGCAACCTTGCCCGACTGCTCGCCACCGAAAACCTGACGGTGGAGCACAAACAGTGTGATACGGCATCCTTCGATGTCGATGCTCGCGTCCTCTCTCTGCCCCTCTGGGTCGTCTCTAACACCGTTTACGACCTTCTTCTGGGTCATGAGGTGGGTCACGCTCTATTTACGCTAAAAGAAGAATGGGATGACATCGCCAACACCATTCCAAAGTCATACCTCAACATTGTAGAAGACGCTCGCATCGAGAAACTGATGAAGCGTAAGTTTCCTGGTCTTCGTAAGGACTTTTACAATGGTTATCGTGAGTTGCATGATCAAGACTTCTTTGGTGTCGCTGATCGCAACATCAACAAACTGAAGTTGATCGATCGCATCAACCTACACTTCAAGATTGGTATCGTTAATGCTACCGATCCTATCGAATTCTCTCCCGAGGAGCAGGAATACGTTGACATGGTTGCATCAGCAGAGACTTTCGCTGATGCTGTTGTCGCTGCTCGTGAGATCTTTAACTATCAGCAGGAAGTTGATACCGCTCCCAACCCAGAGACTCCTGATGACGGTCAGGGTAGTGGTGTTGACTCGTCTGTGACCAACCAAGAGTCCTCTGAGGAGAATATTCCTAGTGAGGATGAGGGTGACGCTGATCAAAATGCTCCTGCAGGATCTTCCGATGCTCCTGCCGAAGGTTTTGAGCAAGATGACTTCGACTTTGGTGGTCAAGATGCAGGCATCACTGATGAGAATTTCAATGATGCATTGAAGCAGAATCTGGATAAGACTTCTTGGAATTCTCCTTCTTACTTTGATGTCCCTAAGATCAATAGTGAGTCTGTTGTTGTCCCTTGGACTAAGGTTTGGGAGACTGCAGAAGCATTCTGGGGTCGTCCTCAATACACTGATCCAAGTCATGAGGCATTCTGCGGGATCAACTTCACCGAAGCAGACAATGCATACTCTGCCTTCCGTAAATCTATTGCTTCTGAAGTCAATTATCTTGTGAAAGAGTTTGAGTGCAAGAAGTCTGCTGCTGCATACGCTCGCGCCTCTACTTCCAAGACTGGTGTGCTCGACACCCTCAAACTCCACAATTACAAATTCAGTGATGACATCTTCAAGCGTGTCACTATCACCCCTGATGGTAAGAATCATGGTCTGATCTTTCTTCTTGACTGGTCTGGGTCCATGGGCAATGTTATCTTTGACACTGTGAAGCAACTTCTCACCCTTTGCCTCTTCTGTAAGAAGGTCAACATTCCTTTCAGTGTCTATGCATTTGGTAATTTCTTCTGGGAGCGTAATGAGACTGACTGGAAGGAGCATCCCCACCATAAAAATCCTCAATCAGGTCAGTTTGATATTCCTCCCAACTTCAAACTCGCTGAGTTTCTGAGTGGTGACTGCAACAAGAATCAGTTTGAGCGTCAATGCCGTAACCTTTACCGAATTGCCTCTCACTATGAGAGCGGACGGAATTACTACCGCTATATCATCCCCATCCCCCATGACTTCCAACTGGGTGGCACTCCTCTGAATGAAGGTCTCATCTGCCTTCGCACCATCCTTGGTGAGTTTAAGGAAAAGTATGGTCTCCAGAAGGTCCACTCTGTCGTCCTGACTGATGGTGAGTCCTGCTGCGTGGGTAAACTCCAACACTCCAAGTATTCTAAGGATGGTGTGTCTGACACCACTCTCTATCGGACTGCTGGTGGTGCCAACCCTACTGTCCGAGACAAATCTATTGGATACGTTGGCACTCCTGTGGAAAACACTGCCTATGCCCTGACTCCTGCCCTTCTGGATTACCTGCAGTGTGCATATCCCGAGGTCAACTTCATTGGCATTCGTCTTGCTTCTAGTCGTGACGCTGCCCAGCACATTCGCTATCGCTTGAGTTACAGTCAAGATGAGATCAGTAACAAAATTGCTGAGTTTCGTAAAAACAAGTCTCTTCGTGTCGTTGCCCATGGGTATACTGAGTTGTATCTGATGCAGGCAGACACCCTGAATCAAGATACAGACTTTGAGGTTGATGAAGATGCAACCAATGCTCAGATTCGTAATGCATTCCGAAAGTCTCTCAAGGGTAAAGCAAACAACAAGAAGATTCTCTCCTCATTCATCTCTCACATCGCATGAATATCTTTGCCGTCCATGAAGATCCATATCTGGCAGCAACAATGTTGCCAGATAAGCATATCGTCAAGATGCCACTAGAGTGTTGTCAGATGCTTAGCATCGTATATTCCAAGTGGTATCTTAATTTGGGTGCAGTATTCAAGGCAGATGGCACCCCATATGCTACCGAGAAAGGTGCATTCAGGAATCATCCATGCACTCAATGGGTTGCTAAAGATCGACATAACATCCACTGGTTATTGCAACATGGCATAGGTTTGTGTGAAGAATATACATATAGATACGGCAAGACTCACTCCTGTGAGAAGTCTATTCGTGTTGCAGCACTCCTAGCACCCTACGGGTGCCCTGAGAAGCACACTCCTTTTGCTCGTGCCATGCCAGACGAGTGGAAGCAAGACGCATTCATTGACACTATCACTGCATACCGTCGCTACGTTTCCAGCAAACCTTGGGTATTTGACAATTATCTAAGGAAACCAGAGCGCCGACCAGATTGGATACTGTCCACCACCGCCGTCGATCCCCTCGATATCCTGGTATGATTACAAGGTAATCGAGAGAAACACCTCAATGCCTCGCACCGCTGACGTGACCACCAACGATATCATTGACTTCCTGACCCGTAATTTCGGTGCTGACGTGCAGACTGCACACCTCCTTCGTGCTGCAGACCACTTTGACGTGTCCTATCCCACCATCACCAAGCGTCTTGATTCTTACAAGGCAGGTCGTGGTAAGTGGTGCCTCACGGTCGAAGAAGTGCGTGAGCAACTTGAGAAGCAAATCATTCCCGCTCAGGAAAATATTAACTTGATCCCGCAGAAAGATAACAATTTTGTCCCGTTCGGTAACTTCCGAGACCTGAAAAAGATTGTCGGTAGCAAGATCTACTACCCCATCTTCATCACTGGTCTGTCTGGTAACGGTAAGACCTTTGGTGTTGAGCAAGCATGTGCTCAACTAAATAGGGAGCTGATTCGCGTCAACATCACTATTGAAACCGACGAGGATGATCTTATTGGTGGCTTCCGTCTTGTTGATGGCAACACTGTTTGGCATAACGGACCAGTCGTCGATGCTCTGGAGAAAGGAGCTGTGCTGCTTCTAGACGAGATTGACCTGGCATCTAACAAGATCCTGTGTCTTCAGTCTGTGCTGGAGGGTAAAGGTGTCTTCCTGAAGAAGGTCGGACGCTATGTCAAACCTGCTCCTGGTTTCACTGTGGTTGCTACTGCCAACACCAAAGGTAAGGGTAGTGACGACGGTCGTTTCATCGGCACCAACGTGCTCAATGAGGCATTCCTTGAGCGCTTCCCTCTGACCTTCGAGCAAGAGTATCCCACTCCTGCAATCGAGACCAAGATGCTCAACAACTATTGCAAAGATCTTGACGCCTGTGATGACAAGTTTATTGCTAATCTTGTCCTGTGGGCAGACATGATTCGCAAGACCTTCAAAGAAGGTGGTGTTGATGAGATCATCTCCACTCGTCGCCTGGTCCACATCATTCAGGCATACGCTATCTTCGGTGACCGTGCCAAAGCAATCAGTGTCTGTCTGAATCGTTTCGATGACGAAACCAAGCAGTCATTCTCCGATTTGTATGATAAGATTGATGGTGAAGTTTCCATGGCAGACGTTGACAACCTTCTCGCTTCTTGATAATTATGGCATATAAGTATGACGAAGATCGCATCCTTAATGAGTTGCGTGACTACATCACCAGCACCTACCACCAACATTACTCTGCTGGTGATGATGGAATCCAGACACTCGATTTGATCGAAGCGTGTGGAGATGGTGAAGCATTTTGTAGGAGTAACATCCTCAAGTATGCTTCACGATATGATAAGAAAGGCACAGCTAGACGTGACATCATGAAGGTGCTACACTATGCAGTGCTGTTGATGCACTTCAACGATAAAAACGCTACACCACGAGAAACCTACAACCAGTAAATTATGTCTGAGCCGATCAAACTTTCCAAGAAAACTATCAGTGTCCTGAAGAGTTTCTCTGAGATCAATCGATCTATTTTTATCGAGAAAGCTGAGAAGACTCTTGCCACGATGTCTCTCAACAAAAACATCCTTGCATTCTCTTCCTGTGGGGAAGAGTTTCCTGAAGACCTTCCCATTTATGACCTGGGTCTTTTCGTGAAGACTTGCATGATGTTTGATGCACCTCATCTGGTGTTTGCTGGCAACAACAAGGTCCACATCATCGATCAAACCACCAAGGGCAAAGCAACCTATGTGCTGAGCGATCCTGAGATCATCAGTGGTCGTCCTCCCTCTCAGTATGATCCTAACCTTCCAGATAAGGTAATCAACTTTGAGTTGAAAGCACAGCACCTCAAGCAACTTCGTGAAGCAGCATCCAACTTCAGTGTTACTGACTTCTGTGTGTATGCTTATGAGGGTAACGTCAGTGTCTGTGTCCGAGATAAAAAGACTGACAGCAGTCACGTCTTCTCTGTCCCCATCGACAAAGTGATGTGGGAGAAAGAATTCTGGCAATCCAAACCTCTGCATGAGCGTAACTTCTGCTACTGCTTGAAGATGGAAAACCTCAAGATCCTTGACGGCACTTATCACATCTGCATTTCCGATAGCGGTGTGATCAACTTTGTTTCCCTTGTGGAATCTTCTCTCAACTATTTCATTGCACTGGAGCCTAATAACGACTGATGCCTAAAAAACTGTTTCTCTGGGTTGAAAAGTTTCGTCCGAGGACAGTTGACGATTGCATACTCTCAGACGTGACTAAGGCAGTCTTCAAGGGGTATGTAGAGCAAGGAGAAATCCCCAATCTACTGCTCCCTGGGTCTGCTGGTATTGGCAAAACTACTGTTGCCAAAGCATTATGTGAAGAGATCGGTCTGGACTATATCTTGGTGAATGGATCTGACGAAGGTCGTCACCTCGATACCGTCCGCACCAAGATCAAGTCGTTTGCATCTTCTCAATCCCTTGTTGGTGGTAACCACAAGGTCATTATCATTGATGAGGCAGACAATACCACCCCAGATGTCCAACTCATCTTGCGGGCAGTTATCGAAGAGTTTCAAAACAACTGTCGATTCATCTTCACTTGCAACTACCTCAACAAAATCATCGATCCCCTCAGGTCTCGGTGCTCTATTGTTGATTTGTCTGTCAAGGGTAAGGAGCGTCAAGTCCTTGCTACTAAGTTTCTCAACCGTGTCTGTGACATTCTCGATGGTGAGAGTGTCGAATATGAAAAGAAGATTGTTGCTGAAGTTGTTGGTAAGTATTTTCCAGACTTCCGACGCACTCTTAACGAGTTACAAGCATATGCATCCACTGGTCAGATTGACGTGGGCATCCTGGGTAAGGGTAACTCACAAAGTCTGGATGCTTTGGTCTCATATCTTAAGGATCGTGAGTTTACCAAGATGCGTAAGTGGGTTGTTGCCAACTTAGATAATGATTACAAGGTAGTCTTCCGTCAACTCTATGATAAACTGTATGACTATCTGCAACCAGCATCTATTCCTGAGGCAGTATTGATTATTGGTGAGTATCAATACAAAGCAGCATTTGTTGCTGACCTTGAGATCAATACGGTTGCATTTCTCACCGAGATTATGATGAGGTGCGAATTCAAATGAAATACACAGAGAAACTGTGGTTTCCCGTCCGAGTTTGGGAGTTTAGGAGCGATCCTTCTCTCCTAAATCGGGCGCTTCTTGATATGGAGACCACTGTATTCAGGTCATATAACCCTGATGGTGGAGTGGGGACAAGTTTTCCTCACCTAGAGACATATCCACAGTGGCAACCCCTTACAAAATGGTTTGAGAAGTGTGCTAATGAGTTGCTCCATCGAAATGGATGGATAGCTAGCGAGCTTCGTGTCACATCTATGTGGGCAAATAGAAGTGATGCTCGCTCAGGGCACCACCACACCCCACACAGGCATCCCATGTCCTATCTGAGTGGCATCTACTACGTCCAAGGAAGCGCTCCTACGATGTTTGTAGACCCTTTAGCGCAGCGAGAATGGGCACAGTTGCATCTAGATGGTGGTCCCCTTGAAGAGACCCGTATAACCTACTCTCCTGCCCCTGGGACGCTTCTAATCTTCCCTTCCTACCTTGTGCATGGGTCTGTGCCTAATGATAGAAACGAGGATAGATATACTGTGGCAGTGAATTTTTTCCCACATGGTGATATCAATATGGGAGCATGGGATCAACCTATGATGCATATACAATGAAAGTCAACCAACTATTCCCCGTAATCGTACCCGAGTTTCAATATGAAGGAGATCTTGAGAAAGTCATTTCATATCTTGACTCTGTGGAGCAAGCACAGTTTAATTTCCCAGAAGGCGTCTACACTACGAAAGGGGATCTTCACAAGCATGATGCCCTCTCAGAAATAACTGCATGGTTTTATGAATGCTTGAATGAATATAAGCAAGAGTTTGCACTGCAGTGTGATAGACTTGACATCAGTTTGATGTGGGCAAATCATGCACCCTCAGGATCTGGCGTGGGTCACCCCCGCCACCGTCATAACATGTCTCTTGTTTCTGCTGTGTTTTATCTTACTAAGGGAGTAGCAACGGTCTTTCACGATCCTGTCTATCCCAGGACCATGGATTGCATGGAGGTTATGTCTGATAATCTTTATGCTCGTGGTGGTCCTATTGAGAAGATCTCAGCAGACCCTGGGAAACTAATCTTGTTTCCCTCATGGTTGGTCCATGAATCTGATCGCCATTTCTTTGACTATGATAGGTGGACTATTAGTTTTAATGCTCTACCTGCAGGGAATATCAACCCTGGACCCTTTGATTATCCTATGGCAAACCTGAAAGTGTTATGAGATACATTAAGACCCCGCTTCGTTATCCTGGAGGTAAGTCCAGAGCAGCAGAGAAACTCATGCAGAGTATGCCTAATCGCATCTCTGAGTTTCGTGAGCCTTTTATTGGTGGAGGATCTGTTGCACTTCGCTTCAGTCAACAGTATCCAGACACTCCAGTCTGGATAAATGACAAGTATCTTTATCTGTATAACTTCTGGACCCAACTTAGGGACCATGGTTATGATCTTTCTGAAGCACTGATTGAGGAGAAAAATGCTGCAACTGATGAGTCAAAGTCTAGAGATCTCTTTAATGGAGCAAAGGAAGAAATATCCACCGCTAGTCCTTTTCGTCAAGCTGTGCTTTTTTGGATTCTTAATAAGTGTAGTTATAGCGGACTGACTGAAAACTCTGCCTTCTCAAAGACTGCATCGATCCAAAACTTTACTGTCAGGGGAGCACAAAACCTGAAGCAGGTGTCTGCTGTCATTAAGAATTGGACTATCACATGTAAGGACTATACTGAGGTGCTCACTCCTCCTGGTGAGGATGTGTTTATCTTCCTAGATCCTCCCTACAAGATCAAGAGTTATCTTTATGGCACTAACGCTGAGTTGCACAAGGGGTTTGATCACAAAGCATTCGCTGAAGCATGTGATGCTTGCACACATAACTGGATGGTGACGTATAATATTGATGATGAAATCTCTCAGTGGTTTGAAGAGTATCACCAAGAGAATTTCCAACTCACTTATGGTATGCAGCACCGAGGATCCAAGAATAGGACCCAGCAAGAGTTGCTGATCACCAACTTTGAAAACAAAACCACATCACCTTTGGAGGTCCTCTTTGTCTGAGCAATATAATCCCTTCGACTATGTTAACTCTATCAATCTAAAGACAGTTAACTACACAGGTGACGAGGGTTATATGCGTCACTACCCTCCCTTCATGGTGAATCGTGCTATGTCTTATCATCTAGACACAGTGATACATTCAAATGAGATGAATCGTATGCACACTCTCGATAAGGACATGCAATATCACTTTTACCTATATAGTGTTAGAAAATCGAAAAGGTTTTCCTCCTGGGGTAAAAAGGATACACCAAAGGATCTTGATGTGATCAAGGAATATTATGGGTATTCAACCGAGAAAGCGAAAGACGCTCTCCGTCTACTTTCTAAGGAGCAAATTAAAGTAATTAAAGCCAAGTTGGATACTGGAGGATTGAAATGAGTGAAGAGATCACATGGTCTCCTAGCATGATGGTTGAAGTTATTCTAAAAGAGCCAGATGACTTCCTCAAAGTGAGAGAGACGCTGACCCGTATCGGTGTTGCATCCCGTAAAGAAAAGAAACTGTATCAATCTTGCCACATTCTCCACAAGAAAGGTAAGTATTACATTGTGCATTTCAAAGAGTTGTTTGCATTGGATGGTAAACCTTCCAATTTGACAGATAATGATCTTCAACGTCGTAATAGGATTGCTAAACTCCTGTCGGACTGGGGTTTAATTGAAGTTGTCACAGTTGTTGAAGAAGACCAACTCGCTCCTCTCAATCAAATCAAAGTATTGTCATTCAAAGATAAAGGTGATTGGACACTGGAGTCCAAATACAACATCGGAAAGAAGAAACAACCCACAGAAGTATAAATAAAGCTACCTTACTCCTATACTAATGCTTGGAAAAAAATCCAATGCTGAAGTAGAAGAGAAAGACCAACATGAAGATAAAAGTGAAGTCCTTGGTAATTTGGTGAAAGTCGTTGTACTTATATGGTCCGCTTCCCTTCTCACGTTTAGCTACGTTAGACTACCAAACGGTCAAAAGATCTTAGACTTTGACCCTACGTTCATCGCTTCAGTTTTCTCTGGATCGCTAGCTGCCTTCGGACTGTCTCCTGCTAAAGCAGGTGGTGGAAATGGAAATGGCAAAGCAGTAGCGAAAAAAGAACCTGAAGTTGTTTCTGCTGTGGAGCCAAGAAAAGATGCA